TGCGAGTCTGCCCGCTCTGAAGATTTTCCCAGAATCTGAGCCACGGTGTGCGGCTGGGAGATTGGCACACCATATGTTCACCAGGGCACACTCTCCGGTTGATGTCCCGCAGTGCCTGCGGGTGTACAGCCCCAGCAGATCCCAGCCGGTGCAAGGGTTCCCGGTCCTGCCCGGTATAGTCCCGACCCTACCGGCGCGACCCCGGCGGCCACTATTGCGAAAATTCTCAATAACTATTGCGAAAGTTCTCAATAGCGTGAGAATGAGAATCATTATCACCCCCACCCAGGGGGGAGGCATTCCAGAGAATGAGAATCATTCTCATCCAGCTACATCGGATTTTGAAAAATATGGATTTTGCAGATTTTGGGTTTTTGTGCTTTTTGAGTCTTGATCTGCCCTTTGTAATTTTTTAGGCTTTAGAGGAACGAGTACAGCAGGTTCCTTTTGAAAAACTCTGACGTGGTTCTGACCGCCCTGATCGAATGGTTTTTGGATAACGAGTCCCAGCGCCAGGGAGTCCCGATGGATACCCCTGTAGCGGCAGAAAAACTCCTTCCCGACATCAGGGAAGCACTGAAGCAGAGCGCCTACGAGGCCGTCTCTTACGTGGCAGATGCCAGAGACTCACTGCCTTCTTGGAGTTCCCCCACGGGTGATGTCCCTTCTATGCAGGAACTGCGGGGCAGGTGCCAATGAGTATCGGTTTACTAGCTTAAAACGCGCTTTCGGGACCCGTTTTCAGGTGAGTTCAGGGCATCAAATGCGACACCGCCCTTAACAGGGGGTTGCGGCCATCCTGAAACCTCCTTAGAACCCGCTCAGTTCTGAAAACTCCATGTCATCTGAGCACCCGTTGATCACCGCCCTTGGTTGGGACAACGATGGCGAGCTGAGCCCCGAGGCCCGCGCCACCAAGGCCACCATCGAGCGTCTGCAGTATCAGATCCCGTCCGCCGGACTGTCGACACAGGAGCTGAAGACGCGCATCACTAATAAGCACCGTGAAATGGCGCAAATCACGGATTGGCTTGATAGCGGTATTTGCCGCAGTAATGACGAGATGCTCAGTTTGAAGGAAGCGATCCAGCAGATCGAAAGCGAGATCGTTGTTCTGCTGGCAACAGTTCCGACTGATCAGCCTGTTTTAGGTCGTGTTTGAGCTGTACGACAGGCACCGCCGAGAGGTGATTGCAGTTGCCGATAGCAAAAAAGCTGCTGTTCGTATCGCTGCTCAGGTCCTGAAGGAGCAACCCCGTCGAGTCCTGAGGGACTTCGTGATCCGAGCGCGAATCGAGCCCCCAGTACGGATCTTCTATTTGAAAGGTTTCAAGCCCCCCTCTGAGAAATGAACACCATCGCCATTCGGCACCACCTCAAGGAACGGACAAAGCACAAACGTCGAATCCTCTTTTCCATCCACCCCAGCAAGCAAATGCCCCAGAACTGGAATGAAGAACGCCTTGAAGCAGAGCTGACTGAATACGTCGAGCGCAGTGATCTGATCAAGAAGCTGACCCAGGAGCACAAGGCCCAGGGCGAGCAAATCCGCCAGCACTACGAAGCGAACACGCTGAGTTCATGTGGTCTTGAGACCCACACCGTCAATGTGGTGTCCAAATCCCGCATTGAATACAGCGACAAATACAGGAGAGAGAAAGAGAAGAGTGACGAAAAGTTCAGAAGGGCTCGCGAGCTGGAGGAAGAAAACTTCCGCAATCCCAATTACACGGGACCGGACCAGTGCAAAAGCATTGAGCTGAATCCCTTCGACCACATGAAGGTTGCGCTTCGTAGGGGGACAGATCAATGAAATTGCTGTTCCCAATCTTTTCGCTGGGTGTTGCTGCCTTCGCAATCATCTGGACCCCGTGGCCCACAGCTCAACAGCTTTGGAGCCCACATTCAAGAGAACAACTTCAGGACACGGTCCAGTGGTTGGACCCCCTTGCCCACGCCAACTATCCGCAGCAACCGAAATGAACTTCGACGACTTCTGCCGACGAGCCCGCATCAACGCGACGGTCTCAAAGCATGCCCACTACGTCACTGGATCACATGGGATGTACCAAGTGACTTCTGAGCCGAAGTACACAGAGCAGATCTTGTACACCGCCTATCCCCAACGTCCTTTTCCTTTCCAGCCCCATCAATCATGAGCACTTACACAAAGATCACTCCTGACTACGAGGTGACCCGTGGAAAGGTTGAGCGAGTTGCAGCCACCCGCCAGATGTGCTGTGCAAAGCGGGACCAGATGCTGCTGACCAAGCACAAGCTTTCCAGCTTCATCCGCAAGCCTTATGCGGATATGGATGAGCCCAGGTGGATCTCTGAACATTTTTCTGGACAGATCCAGCCCAGAGAGATCGTCGGAATCCTTGTCTCGGTGATCATCGAGGGCCAAACCAATTCTCGGACTCCGCTGACCACTGAGCAATTTGAGCAGGAGCGTTCACGGGAAGTTTTCCTGACGCTGCAAACACCCACCAGCACTGTCCAAGGTTTCGCCCCCCACCAATGAACAAAAGGAATTACCCCCAAGGCACAGCTCACAAGGGCAGTGTTCTTGACAAAGACGAGCTATTTCAAATCCGCCAATACGCAATGGCTGGTTATCGGCACTCAGCAATCGCAATGCGATTTGGAGTATCCGTCAGCACGATTAACCGGCTCTTGTCTGGCAAGACCTACAAAAACGAGCATAAAAATGCCCCAGTTTCTCAGGCCGGGGCACGGTGACATGAGTTCTCAGGCTCATGTCTTCTCCAGCCCCTCGAGCAATGTCAACTCAAGGGACTAACGCGACTTTAAGTCTTTCGGCGTCTTGAAGAATATAGCACTATCTTTTCCAGAACGCCCCCTCAGCCAAACCAGTACACGAAAACCGTCCTTTCGTTCAGGAGCTTCAGATGAAACATGAAATCCGCAACGTCCGACCAGAGCAGTTCGGTGAGTTGAGCAGCCATCTCTCAAAGGTGCTGTTGGGTTCTGCTCACAGCCATGAGAAGACATCGCGTCAACTCAAGCGACAGAAGCAGCGCAAGTGCAAAACGTCAGTCCTGAGCTGGGATGTCTGATTGAACTACTGGCAGGAGAAGGGCCGTCGATAAGCCCTGATCTTTCTCCCTGATGACGCATGCCATTACTCGGGCCGGGTGATGGGGATTACCTAAGCGAGCCGAGGGATTGGCTCAACCGGGGCATGCCTCTCTCAAGAGATACGGGTCCCATCGAGGACATGCGGTGGTTCCAAGGTCTCAAACGCCTGCAAGGCCGCATGTAAGGAAGATCTTTCTGTAAGTCCAGGTAACCGTTGGGTAAATGATTTTCCTTGTTTTTCACTTTACCCAACCTTTTTCCTTTTGATTTTGAGCCAATGGATGGGCCAACTGTCACTAAACATGTTGTTAAGCATGTTTTGCATACTGACGAGATATTTGTCTCGCTGACTCACAAGATGTGTGCCAAACGATTCCGCGACTGTGTGAACAGCCGAAGCAAGGATTTGCAGAAGTGGGATGCCCGAGGATTACTCACCCCTAATGAGAAGGATTATCTAGAGCTGCTGCTTGTTTGGGAGAGTCGCCTTAAACACCTCGTTGTCCAGTACTGCAACTCCTGTTTTTCCCTTTGACATGAAAACTTTCCACCGCACCACCGGCAGATACAAAGACATCCGTGTCTTCGACCCAACGACACCTGCGTTGCGTAGTTATCTGATGAATACAGGGCAACTACCGAACCCTGCATTGAAGAAAACCGAAGAGACTAATAAAGAACGTATCGCTAGGATAAAAATTATTAGGAGGCAATGGGCAAGTGTTTTACAGCAGCTCGGCTGATTCAGCAGTATTTACCAACGAGTGGCTATGTGATCGGATGGTTTATCTGATTGAGCACGGTCGGGAAGACGATGCTGCCGCACTAGCCACCGAATGGGAAGAGGACGGAATCTGGAGGCATCAGCCCGACTAACGTCCACCTAGCCCGCCATAGCAATCGCCCGCAGCCCAGTCATAGGCTGCTTTTTTGTGTCTAATTGTCTTATATGTTTAATCTTTTTAATGAACAAAAATGAACCACCATCTTTGCATTTTTCTCCACTCTTGTATGCATGGATTTAAAGTTTGCACTGCATATTCTCGGTAAATTGAGTGTTCCCGAAGAAGCGAAAGTATGTACGCACCAGCCCGCATGATCAAGACGATAGCACCTGTATTTGAGTTCCCGCTGGCCGCCATTTCAGACGAAGAGCTGGAAGAGGCAAATGAAAACTTCCGCGCCCAGAACCTGCCATATGCCGTGGTCAGGGATGTTTCCGAAGCAGCCGCCTGATGTGCGTTTATATGGAATAGGCGCTTCCCATCAATGGAATACATAACGGAACATGCCGTACCGTTGATATGCCTTGATAAGGACTTCCGCCACCCATTGGCTGAGCAGTTCGAGGAGATCGATGAAGACGGCGATCTTGTGCGAAGTTACAACGAATGGGGTTTAGCGTCTGTTCTGGCTTATATGTTCTACCGGCGCGTAGAGACAAAGCGTCAATACGCGAATATCGAAATGGTCATTGGCGAGTGTCTGCGGATTTCTCGCCATACGGCCTCAGAAAATAAAGCGTTGTTCCGCGCTATTAAGAGAGAGATCAAAGCAGGGGACAGAGAGAAGGTGATCGCCTGGTCAAAGATTCTGGTTTCTCAACTCGCCCTGGCACTGGCCGAACAACACGAAGGTCTGGAGGACGATGAGGAAGATTGAAGCCAGCGTTAATGATCACCTGAAGTTTTCAAAGTTCGTCAAGGAGATCGAAAAGCTGGATCGTGAGTCATTGATGGAGGTGACTATCGAGCTGGCTCGACTGGCGCTGGTGATGCAACCAGCAGCAATTCGATGGGCTGCCAATGAAGCGGCTGACAATCTCGGAGGATTTTATGGATCGACCGGACACTCTTGACGAGCGCCAGATTCTTGCTGCCCAATCGCTAGCAGCGGGGTGCAACACGCGAGATGCTGCTCGGCGGGCGAAATGCACGGTCGAGGCAATCCGTATGTGGCGCAAGCGCACGGACTTCATGGATTGCATCTGGCTTTACCAGCAAGAACTATTTCAGCAATCGTTTGGCATCACTTCCGAGGCGCTGCCCATGGCGATTGCGAAATTGACGGAAATTGTCGAAACCGATGACCCCGATGTTGCTGTAAGCATCAAAGTACAGGCAATTAAAATCCTGATAGATTCAGCACAGAAAGCATACGAAACCCGCACGATTGAGCGTCGTATTGATCAACTAGAGAGTTATGCAAGGACGCAGCCTGTTATCGAAACTCAACCAATTAGAGAAATTACATCAGGAACGTCTCCAAGCTGAGGATCTACGGAAGCGCGAGGCAACGGGTGAGGCGTTTGTTGCTGGGTTTCCCGGTGCGGACCAGTGGGACAAGTTCGCCGAACTGACTTGGATCCGATCCGGCGGCAAGATCAAACCGTTCAAACCCTTTGAGATCCAAAAGGAGCTGATCAAGTCGATCTCTCAGCACCAGTACTCGATCATCTTGAAAAGCCGCCAGGTCGGGGCCAGTGAATCGATCTGTTCTTATCTGTTGTGTCGCGCTCTGACGGAGCCGGGTTTCAGCGCCTGTGTTTTCAGCAAGACAGCCGCTGACTCTGGGTCACTGGGAAAACGGATCCGCGCCCAGGCGGCCAGCATCGCCGACTCGGATATCGAGTTCACGACTGAATCAAACAGTGAGCTGTCCTTCAGGGGCCGGGGCACGATTCACTTCTTGGCTGCTACCGCTAGGGCCGCCCGAGGTATCCCGAGTGTTTCGGTTGTCGTGCTGGATGAGTGCGCGTTCCTCGGCCCTGAGGCGGAGCAGATCTTCACCGCCGTTCAGCCCACGATGGCAACGCTGGGGAATGACCCGGTGACTGGGGGAAAGATGATCCTGTGCTCCACGCCCAACGGACTGGGCAACATGTTCGCCAATCTTTGGTATACCGCCGAGGATTGGAACAAGTTCAAGATCCACTACAGCGATATCCCGATCTACAACAAGGACCCAGAGTGGGCGGAAAAGACCCGGCTGAAGTCGAAATTATCGAAGCGAAATTGGGCTCAGGAATATGAACTCAGTTTTGTAGCCAGTGAAGCCCAGATCTATGACCCCGAGCTGGTGGAGCTGGCGTGTAATGGTCGGACGATTGACGACGGACTGGTCGGCAGGGAATACATCATGGCGGTGGACCCTGCCTCTTCTGTCGGCGAGGACTATTGGTGCTCGATTGTGATGGACATCACCTGCATTCCTTACCGGGTGGTGAATGTCTTCCGTATACGCAATAAGAGTAGTGATTATTGCATAAGACAAATTGTCGAGCAGGCAGAGAACTTCGTTCCATCAAAGGTAATTGTCGAAAAGAACGGTGTTGGTCAGATCGTTTCAGAGGTTTTATCGGACAAGTTGGCTAAGTACATGGTCCTGCCATACAACACCAACAAGCAGAACAAAATCAGCAATACAGATCGCATCTCTTATTTGTTGGAACGCGAGGAATTGATGCTTCCCCGTGAACCGTTTTACCAGGAGTTGTTAATGTTCCAACAGATGGCAAATGGACGCAGAGAAGCTGGAGAAGGAAGTCATGATGACTCAGTCATGGCACTTGGTCTGGCCCTGAGTTTGGTTGCCGAAACTCCAACATCAGACTGGTTAGAACTGATATGAGCAGCCTGCCTCAAGATTATGTTGAGGAAATTCAAGACATGATCGATGCTTCCATGGATCGACATGTCAAAACCTCGACTTACATCAGCGCATCCTTGGGATTCACACTGCTGGCACTGTACATAGAAGGTTTGATGCGGCTGCTTGGAGTCATCCCACCCTTTATGGGAATCGATATCAACGTAATGTCATGAAAAATGCCTACGAAGAGAGGCTAAGACAAGCATTTGAGGACGACATCTGCGCGTACATGGAGCTGGAAGGCGGTGTATGCAGTGCATTGGACGAAATGGTTGAGATATTGAACGACTGGCACGATTATTACCAAGGTCAGGCGGATGATATCAAGAAAGCTCTGCTTCGATTAGGTGTAAATAGGTACGATTAGTTTGAAGAGTTTGGCCCCAAAGTTTGGCGGAAGTTTCAGATAGCTCTGAATTCAGAGAAGACGGTGTTTTAGTCAATGCGATTACAGGATTAGGCACCGGCAGGGACAAAAGTTCCTATTACTCGCTGCGAAATCAGGGTGTGATGGCAGATGCAGAGCTTGAGGCTCTGTATTTCGACCCATTGTGTCGTCGTGTGGTCGATGTATTCGCCGAAGCTGCCCTGGCTAAGCGCCCGACGATCAAGTTTGGCGAGGAACTTGAGGGCCACGACCAGATCATCCGCAGTTTTGAGAAATATCTATCTGACACCGAGTCGTTCTTCTATATCGAGGAGGCGCTCAAGTTGCAGCGGATCTATGGCGGATCTGTTGTCTTCATGGTCTGCGACGACGGCCTGAGCCCCGACCAACCGTTGGACCCCAGCAGATGCCGTCAGATCACTGATCTTGTGCCGCTGTCTAAGCGAGAGATCAAGCCAGACAACTTCTCTTATCTGGACTACCGGGCTCCTGAGAAATATCGGATTTCAACGTCTAAATCTGTAATTAACGACAATGATCTTCAATATCTGCTGGTGCATTCCAGTCGTGTTCTCCGCTTTGACGGGCTCTACCTGCCCTGGAAGCAGCGGATCAACAACGATGGGTGGGGTCTTAGCTGTCTCCAATCTTTCTATGAGCCCTGGAAGCGGTATCGAGGAGCTACGGATGGACTATCCACGATGCTCAACGAGCTTGATCTGTTCGTCCATCAGATCCCTGGATTGGCAAATAAGATCACGGCGGGCAAGGAAAATGCTCTGAAGGCTCGCCTTGAAGCGAATGCCTTGGCCCGATCCGTCTACGGGGGCATGGCACTCGACTCCGAGGAATCTGTGTCGTTCGCTTCTAGAAGCCTCGGCGGAGCGCAGGATCTATTTGATCGTCTACTCGACGACATGGTTGCGGCCAGCGACTGCCCCAAGCCGGTGCTGTTCGGCATG